CTTTTCCGTTTTCACCGACACAAGAGAGCACTAGCCATGACTAAAGCCACAACAGGGCAGAATCGGGCGTTGCAGGTCGTTACAGACTCGAACAGGTCTGAACAGGGAATCAGTACCGAACCTAAGCGTCTAATTGGCTCAGGAACGCCTAGAATCTCCTCTAGGCTTAACGATTTACCGTCTAAGGGCTTGGAAATCATCGACTTCGCTTCTCAGATAGGCGTAGATCTAATGCCCTGGCAGAAGTTCGTGTTTGAGCACGCCTTAAAAATCAAAGCTGATGGGCGCTGGCACGCGCCTCTGGTCGTGGTCGTTGCAGCTCGTCAGAATGGCAAATCTACGATTATGGAGATGTCGATTCTGGCTCGGCTTTTCCTGTGGCAAGAATCGCTGCAGCTTGGCTCAGCGCACGTTCTGACTACATCGCTGGAGACGTTCCGGCACGTGGTCAGCATTATCGAGAGCAACGAATCACTGGCGAAGCAAGTCAAGAAGATCCGATGGGCTCATGGATCCGAGGAAATCGAATTGATGTCCGGTGCGCGATATGTGGTCAAGGCCGCTAATGCCGCAGCGCGTGGATTTGCTAAACCGGAAACCGTGTACATGGACGAAACGCGTCAGCTTAAAGACACCGAAGCCTGGTCAGCTATGCGCTATACGATGATGGCCGCTAAGAATCCGCAGCTCTGGACGTTCTCGAATGCTGGAGATCAACATAGCCTAATCTTAAATCAGCTACGCGAGCGCGGTATGGCTTCGGCTGCTGGTGGCAACGACGACATCGCTTACTTTGAATGGTCGGCATTTTCCGACAAGATTGAAGATGAAAAGAATTGGGTCGCGAGCAATCCGGCGCTTGGTCACACAATCCACGAAGATAATATCCGCGCCGTTCTCAATGATCCGCCAGATGTTGTCCAGACGGAGGTTTTGTGCCGGTGGGTCAATACAATCTCCGGCGCAATTCCTGTAAAGGAATGGGAAGAGTGTGGATCTGATGAGATTCATCTCGACGTTGAGAAAATGACGTGGTTCGGCCTTGATCTATCGCCAGATCGTAGAGATGGAGCTTTAGTAGCTGCTCAAAAGAATTTGGACGACACTTTCAACATCAAGCTTCTGCATACTTGGCACAATCCAATTTCGCTAGACGATAAAGCTATCGCTAACGACATCGCGCCTTATGCCAGAAAATATCCGCTTGAATATGTGGCTTTTAGCAAGAGAACAAGCTCTGCCGTAGCTGCGCGACTTGCACCAGCCGGCATTCCTGTAATCGATATCGATGGCGCCTTATACGGACAAAGCTGCGATGAATTGCTAGGAGCGATTACCTCGAAGAGATTGATTCACGGGAAACAGGCAGAATTATCCAAGCAGATATTATCGGCCGTGAGATTACCAATGGGCGATGGCGGCTGGATTATCGGACGGCGCGCCTCTTCGGTCGCGGTCTGTGCAGCCGTTGCTTCAGCTCTCGCCACACACTTTGCGACACGCCCAGAGATGGAGATGGACATTATGGTCGGTTAGATGTATAGCGAGCCTTTAGACTTATCCACATGGGTCTATTTTCGCGCACAGTAACGACGGCGGCTCCGGCTGCGACCTCCGACATTGAAGCTTCTCTGGCTCCAGTAAATGTCACTAGCTCTCTTTACAATATCTACGGCGTCGCCGGAATCACTGCGTCTCGCGTTGAATTTATGAGCGTACCAACGTGTGCGAGAGCGCGAAACATTATTTCAAGTTCTGTGGCATCAATTCCGCTCAAGGTTCGCACCCGCGCAGATGGTGCTCGTGTTGAATCTCCTCCAAAGGTAATTAATCAACCAGATCCACGCGTTCCAGGATTTGCGACGTATGCCTGGCTTGCAGAAGATTTATTGCTATACGGATACGGCTACATGCGCATTCTTGAGATTTATGCAGACACATATCGCATCAGAAGCGCAGAACGCATCGATCCTACTCGCGTCACAATTAAAACTAATGACAAGGGAACAGAGATTGAGTATTACTGCGTAGATTCAATTCCAGTGCCATACGAAGGCGTTGGAAGTCTTGCAGTTTTTTACGGCGTCGATGAGGGCATTCTCAATCGAGCAGGTCGCACAATCAAAGCTGGTGCAGAATTAGAACGCGCTGCAACTATGTACGCACGCGAGCCAGTTCCAACGATGGTCTTGAAATCTAATGGCACTGCACTTCCAGCAGATCGCATCGCAAAACTTCTAGAATCTTGGGGGCAGTCACGTCGCAATCGTTCAACGGCATTCTTGAATGCTGATGTCGAATTGCAGACACTTGGATTCGACCCAGAGAAGCTGCAACTCAATCAAGCTAGATCTTACGTTGCAACAGAATTGGCCAGAGCAACAGGCATTCCGGCCTACTACGTCGATGCAGAATCTGGTTCAAGTATGACTTATTCCAACGCACAACTTGCGCGTCAATCTTTGCTCGATTTCTCGCTTCGTCCAATTATGACTGCCATTGAAGAGCGTCTATCAATGACTGGCTTGGCTAATGATTTCGTTCCAGCATCACAAGAAGTTAAGTTCGACCTAGATGATTACTTGCGCGGATCAGCGAAAGAGCGCGCAGACGTTTACAAGATTCTCTACGACATCGGAGCTCTTACTTCCGATGAAATCCGACTAGAAGAGGAAATGATCCGATGAAAGAAACAAAGCCAACTCCAATGAATCTGGACTTCTCAATTAAAGTCACGGCCACAGACTTTCCAAAGCGCGAAATCTCTGGACGCATCGTCACCTGGAATGAAGAAGGCTCTACATCAGCCGGCTCAACAATGTTCAAGCCTGGCTCCATTACTTTCAGCGATACGACTAAATTGCTACTTGAGCATCGTCGTGAATCTCCAATCGGATTTCTTAAGAGCTACAAAGTCACCGATGATGGAATCGATGCGACCTTTGCTATCGGAAATACGACCGCAGGCAACGACAGTCTGGTCGAGGCATCTTCCGGATTACGCGACGGATTTAGTGTTGGCGTTCTGGCTGAAAAGTATAAGAACGTCGATGGCGTTCTAGTTATTAGCGCAAGCGCGCTCAAAGAAGTCTCACTTGTTACAGATCCAGCCATCGCCAGCGCGAAGGTCGCAGTCGCAGCTAGTGAGCAAGAAGATTCTGAATCCGTCGTGGAAACAGAAGAACAAACTACCGAAGGAGAAAACGAAGTGGAAACAACTCCAACCGTCACAGAAGCACCAGCCGAAACGGTTGAGGCTTCCAAAGTCGTACAGGCCGAGGCAGCTCGTCCGCTCTATTTCACAACACCACGTTCACCAATTACAACACCAGGCGCATACCTTGAGCACACAATCAAGGCAGGACTTGGTAACGAAGATTCTCGTCAATTTATCAAATTCGCCGACGATTCTTTTAGTACTAATCCTGCATTTTCGCCGGTTTCTTATGTTCGCGATGTTGCAACAAACACAAACGCAGATCGTCCAGTAATTGAAGCTTGCGGCGGAACACGTCCTCTAAGTACCTATGGAATGACAGTGTCAATTCCTAAAATTACTGCTAACTCAACTGCTGCAACAGTGGCAGAAGGCGGAGATCCAACAGGAACGACCGCGATTACTAGCGCGTATGTGAACGCAACCGTAATTAAGAAAATGGGATTTCAGCGCTATTCTGTGGAGCTACTTGACAGGTCAGATCCATCATTCTATGAAATCATGTTGGCAAATCTTCGCGATGCGTATGCTCAGGCAACTGACCAATATGTAATTGCTCAGATTACTGCTGGCGGAACTCAAGCAACTGCAACTGCTGCTGATTCAGCTGGATTGATTTCATTCGTATCAACAGAATCACCAGCTGCATACACTGCAACAAAGCGCACTGCAAAGGCATTCGTTTCAGGTACTTCCATCTGGGCGACGCTTCTTGGCGCAACTGATACAACAGGACGTCCAATCTACAACGCTGGAAATCCTATGAACAACGCAGGATCTGCGGTTCCAACATCAATTCGCGGAAACGTTCTTGGACTTGATTACTATGTAGATCCAAACATGGTTGCAACTTCAATCGACGAATCAGCATTTATCATCGAGCCACGTTCAATCGAAATCTTCGAATCTCCAGCTCTAACATTGGCCACAAATGTGCCAACAACAGGCGAGATTGAAATTTCACTCTATGGTTACATCGCAGCTCAAGCCGTCTTTGCAGGTGGCCTACGTCGCTTCAACCTAACCTAAGCAAACTAATCATGGGCTAGGTGCGCTCCCGTATCTAGCCCAGCAGCTCACGAAAGGGAACAGAGATGCCAGCAATTATTACAGTCGCCAGTCTTAGGACAGTGCTCGGCGTCTCTGTTTCTCTTTATTCTGATGCTTATCTTGAAGGAATTATCGATTCTGCTGAGCAGGTAATTCTGCCGCTATTGACTGCCAATCAAAACTCAGTCGCCGCCGTATATCTTCAAAACAATGTCGCCTATTACATAACTCAGAAGCCCAACACATTCGTCGCTGGCCAAAGTGTTGTGATTACTGGTTGCGTTCCATCAACATTTAACGGAACAAAGACAGTCACATCGAATTACTATGATCCATTCCCATATTTACCTTTCGCATATCCGGCTCCATATTTCTATTTCACATGCGCGCTAACTAATGCAGACATTGATTTCCGTCCAGTAATTCCTGGCGGAGTTGCTTACCTATCTGGGGCAGACGCGGCCACGCTTTACGCGAACACCGACGCAGTCGAGACGGCGGTCACAATCGTCAGCGTTGAGATATTCCAGAGCGTGGTCGCTCCAGGTGGTCAGATTGAAGGCGTTGATTTTCAGCCGAGCCCGTATCGAATGGGTCGGTCACTTCAAAATCGTGTAATAGGGCTTTTAGGAAATTACGTCGACGTTTCAACGATGGCTATGTGATGCCTACACCTACATCAATCGCAACAAACGTCAGAGGCACTCTTGCGACTGCTCTCTCTGGCGTCGTTGCATCAGTTTATTCATCGCCTCCAGAAGCAGTCATTCCTCCAGCTTGCGTAATCGTTCCCGATTCGCCTTACTTAGAAACGACAACAATCGGCAAATCGCAGGTACGCGTGAAAATCAATTTCGTGGTCACTGCGGCCGTTGCCTACAACAACACGGCCGGAGCACTCGACAATCTTGAGCAGCTTGTTATTAGCATCATGGCAGCGATGCCAGCAGGTTACGAAGTCGGAGACGTTCAACGCCCGACAATCCAATCGGTGGGCGCATCGAATCTACTAGTGGCGGATCTCGCGGTCAGCACTTACTACACACAACAGACAATCTAAGGAGACAAAGAAATGCCAACAACAATAGTCACCGGTCGCGACATAGTTTTCACTCTTGCCACCGTGAATTATGACGCGCAGACAACTGCCGTCACTTTAGTCAATGCACCAGTCATTACGACTTATCAGACACTTGATGGAAAAGCCTATAAGCACATTGATGATCAGTGGACACTCAACATCGAGCTTCTTGCAGACTGGGGCGCAACTGGATCACTATTCGAAGCGATGTGGACTGCGTTCACTTCTGCTCCTAACACTGCACTTGCATTCACTTTGCTTACTGCAACCGGCGCGTCATTCGCTGGCACTGCTTTCCCAGTAGCTCCAACTGCTGGCGGCACTGCACCAGATGCACAGACTGACTCATGGTCAATGCTCTGCGCTTCAACACCAGTTATCACAATTACCTGATCCAACCTATAGAAACGGGAGCACAAAATGAGACTACCAATCACCATCGAATACGTATCAGGCGAGTTCGGCACTTACACTGCACAACCGCCAGAGTGGGCTAAGTGGGAACAAAAGACAGGCAGCACAATCTCGCAAGCGCAGGAGAAGATCGGAATCTCTGATCTTCTCTTCCTTGCGTGGAATGCAATGAAGCGTGAAGCTGGTGGCAAGCCAATCAAGGGCTATGAAGTCTGGTGTGAAACAGTGGCCGACGTGACAGTCGGTGACGTTCTCCCAAAAGTTACGCCGCCGGAAGCGTAAATCGAATACTTGTGGAGTTAGCAATAGCCACAGGAATACCGATGAGCGAATGGACGACGGCGGAGCAAATCTATACGGCTTTCGAGATACTGGAGAAACAAAGTGAGCGACAACGTTGAGATTGCTTATGACAAGGCAGACCTTCGTCGCATTACTGCCGCATTCAAGGCGATGGATACAGAAGCTACTGATGCAGCTAAAAGAGAATCGTCAGCTCTGGCAGAATTTGCTCAAGGCAAAATCCAGCAGAAGGCCATCACCAGAGGCAAGGCCGCCGACAGAATTGCCAGTGGCTCCCGTGTGTCTAAATCTTCCAAGATTGGCGAGCTCTCTTTTGGCTTCGTAAGTCAAAGATTCTCTGGCGGTGGCACAACAAAGGATCTCTGGGGCGGCACAGAGTTTGGATCTAACAAGTTTAAGCAGTTCCCAGTGTGGTCAGGCAGTGGTATTCGGGGCGGATCTAAGGGCTGGTTTATTTATCCGACACTTCGCGAAATCCAACCAGACTTGATTGCGAAGTGGGAAACTGCTTTCGACAGAATCTTAAGGGAGTGGTAAATGGCCGGACAATCGCGCACACTCAAGCTCTCGATTCTTGCTGATGTAGATCAACTCAAAAAATCGCTCAATGCAGCCAATACCGACGTCGATAGCTCCTCAACAAAAATGCTCGACTTTGGCAAAAAAGCAGGGCTGGCATTTGCCGCAGCCGGAGCTGCTGCTGGAGCTTATGCAATCAAAATCGGAATCGATGGAGTCAAGGCTGCGATTGAAGATGAAGCGTCACAAAATAAACTGGCTCTTGCTTTAGAAAATGCCACTGGTGCAACCAATGCACAAATTGCAGCGACTGAAGGATCCATTCTCAAGATGTCTTTGGCGACTGGTGTCGCAGATGACAAGCTTCGTCCAGCGTTGCAGCGACTAGCAATTTCAACTGGAGACATTAGCAAGGCGCAAGATCTTCTTACTGTTGCTCTTGATGTTGCTACGGCAACTGGAAAGCCATTGGAGACTGTTGCCAATGCAATCGGAAAAGCCTACGACGGCAATACGGCAGCTCTAGGCAAGCTAGGAATTGGATTATCTGCGGCCGAGCTTAAAACAATGTCATTTACAGACGTTCAGCAAAAATTGACAGATTTATTCGGTGGAGCTGCTGCTGCGAATGCAGAGACTTATGAAGGCAAAATTGCAATCTTAAAAGTCAGTTTCGATGAAGCAAAAGAAACTATTGG